CCCTGCCCCCTGCGTTCGTGGGGGGCAGTCGTTCGTGTTGGGCAGGGTGTTGATGGCGATTGCGCCCTAGCGCGACCGCGTTATAAATTCGATGGGTCCCCATAAGCTATAAACGACCCAGATCGACCTCTCAATATCTCTCTAATCAAAAAATTCCGGAGAATATATAATGTTATCAAAAGGTTGAATATTATACAAAAATGAGAAAAAATTCCGGAGATATTTTCGAGCCCGTTAAAGTCGATCCAATTACTGGAGAGTATTATATCGTAATTCCAGAACAGATTATCAATGAACTTTCTTGGTACGAAGATACGGAAATTAAAATCGTACTCGAAGGTAATGAAGTTATTCTATCAGATAGAGACTGATTGACAACTGCTACATAATATTGTATGATACTGAAGTAAACAACTTATCTTTATGGCTAAAGGATTTACAGTTAAAGCAAAAGCTCCCATTGTGAATAAATCACAAGAAGACTGGGATTACAACGCTGCAAGAGAAATGATCAGAGGCAAATCAATTGTCTTCTGTCTTCCTGGGCGCGGTGTTTCTTACACTTATTTGAAGAACTTTGTACAACTCTGTTTTGATCTTGTGCAGAGTGGGGCAAATATTCAAATTTCGCAAGACTATTCATCAATGGTAAACTTTGCAAGATGCAAATGTTTAGGTGCGAATGTTCTGCGTGGACCTGACCAAATTCCCTGGGATGGTAAATTAAAATATGATTATCAATTGTGGATTGATAGTGATATTGTTTTTAATACTGAAAACTTCTGGCAACTTGTTCTGATGGATAAGGACATTGCTGCAGGTTGGTATTGCACTGAAGACGGTCATACGACCTCTGTTGCACACTGGCTAGAAGAAGATGACTTCCGCAACAATGGTGGTGTAATGAACCACGAAACGCTTGAAAGTATCTCAAAGCGTCGTAGACCTTTCACTGTAGATTATACGGGTTTTGGTTGGCTTTTAATTAAGCATGGCGTGTTTGAGCATTCTGAAATGAAGTATCCTTGGTTTGCACCTAAAATGCAAGTCTTTGAATCTGGTGATGTTCAGGATATGTGCGGAGAAGACGTATCATTCTGTTTGGATGCTAAAGAAGCAGGCTTTGAAATTTGGTGCGACCCTCGTATTAGAGTCGGACACGAAAAATCAAGAATTATCTGATAGAATGGCTAACGAACGGTATAACATTCTTTGTAAAGGGAGAAGAATTTATACTTCTCTCACAGAAGAAGAATACTTTGATACTATGGAGGATCTGTCAATTGAGTATTATCAGACAGGTTCTCCAAATCCATCTGATATTGAAACTGAAATTTTACTGGAGGATAATATATGGCAGCAAAAGCAAAAGGCGGATTAAATAAGCATAGTTCTTATGTTCCAGGGAAGCCTAAAAAATCTCGTCAAGGAACAGGAAATGGAACTAAATACGCCGCTACGTCTCGCAACGTAGCTCGTAAAAAATATAGAGGTCAAGGCAAATAATAAATGTATAACCTAAATGGAAACGATGAATGGAACTTTATTCATTCATCAGATCTGTGGGTATATAACAAATTATTTTTAAGTCGGGTTTTGGGTTATATTTGTGGTCCTGTTGGAACCACAGTTCCTAAACCTGACTTTTATATTGTGCGTCCTTCTTTTAATTTACTTGGTATGGGGCGTTTTGCTCGTAATGAATGGATTGAAAAATATACAGATCATATACATCCTGCAGAATTTTGGTGTGAGATCTTCAAAGGTGAACATTTGAGTGTTGATTTTTATCAACAAAAAGCAGAATTAGTTGTTTTGGGTAAAAAAGATCAGAATGATCCTTACTATAAATGGCAAAAATGGGAAAAAATTGATAAGGATGTTCAATTTCCAGATATTTTAAAAGATTTGAAAGGTAATTATGATTGGATTAATTGTGAATTTATTGGTGATAAGTTAATTGAAGTACATTTCCGCAGAAATCCTGACTTTCGTTATGGAAATTCTGTTGCAATTCCAGTCTGGGGCGAAGAAAAAATTGAAAATATGACCTTTGTGAAGGATTCTGATTATTTACGCAAGGGTTTTTATATAAAATAAATAAATTTTTCATAAAAATTGAATTGGAACGAGTTTCGATGGGTAAACACCTGCTCCTAGAGGTGTATAATGTTAACTTTGAAGCGATTAATGATGTAGAATCGCTTCAAAATGCTATGCTAAGAGGCATTGAGCGTGCAAAAATGACCGTTTTAAACGTATTTTCGCATTGTTTCATACCTCAAGGGTGTACAGTGGTCGTTGCACTCGCAGAAAGTCATGTTTCTTGCCATACTTGGCCAGAAAATGGGTGTTTAGCGGTAGATGTTTATACTTGTGGTGAGGGAAATCCTCGTTTAATTGCTTTAGAAATATTAAAATACTTAAATTCAGACTCTTATATGCTTAGAGAGGTTGAACGTTAAATAGAAATAAGGAGATAGCAACCTCCTTTATAAAAGTTCTGTTTTATTCAGTTAAAACAGGAGCTAAAATGTCTAATTTACCAGTTGATAGAGACGAAAATTACATGTACCAAATGTGGGGTACAAAAAAACTAGCAACAGATTACACATCTCTCGAAGAAAAGAAAGTTATTCAGGAAATTATGCATGATGATATTGGTAAAAAACATCATTTAAAGGAACAATCTGATTTACATCAACAAATTCGCAATGATGAAGACTATGATGATTGGGAATATGGTACAGAACCATCCTACGGATCTTCTTGGAATCAACATAAATAAATAAAGAAATTTTATGTCCGATGGCAATAACAAGGATATCTAGATCATTCAAAGATATTAGTTTATCCTTTGTTCCACATCCTGTGACTAAGGATTTACCCGTATTAAAAAATCAATCTGCAATCATTCGATCTGTTCGAAATTTGGTAGAAACAATACCAAATGAAAGATTTTTTAATTCTTTGTTAGGATCAGATGTTCGTTCAAGTTTATTTGATTTTGTTGATTTTGCTACAGCATCAATTATTCAAGATCAGATAATAAATGTTGTATCTAATTATGAACCAAGAGTTCAAAATTTGAGAGTTGAAGTAAATCCAAGTCCAGATACAAATACATTTGAAGTTTCTGTTATTTTTGATATTATCGGACAGGAAATTCCCACACAACAATTTACTTTCATATTAGAGGCAACAAGATAAAATGCCTTTTACCAAGTTTACTAATTTAGACTTTGATCAGATAAAGACCTCTATTAAATCATATCTCCGTGCAAATTCTAATTTTACGGATTTTGATTTTGAGGGGTCTAATTTTTCGGTCTTGATTGATGTTTTAGCTTATAATACTTATATTACAGCGTTTAACTCGAACATGGTTGTCAATGAGTCTTTTCTAGACTCTGCAACTTTAAGAGAAAACGTAGTCGCATTGGCACGAAATATTGGGTACATACCACGCTCTAGATCCGCCTCTAGTGCCGTTGTTTCCTTTCCAGTATCGATAAGTCCAAAAAGTTTTAATCCCGCCATATATTCCCCCACAGTCACCTTACAAGCAGGTCTTGTATGCACTGGATCAACATCAGGAAGTTCATATCTTTTTTCTATTCCAGATAATGTAACAGCATCTGTTGTAAATGGAGTAGCAACATTTAGTGAATTGACAATTAAGCAAGGTACATTTTTAAAAAAAACATTTACTGTTAATGGATCTTTAGACCAAAGATTTATTTTAGATAATTCTTATATTGATACGTCAACAATTAGAGTATATGTAAAGGGATCTAATGATTCTGGATTAGGTAGACCATATTCGCTAGTTGACAATATTTTTGAAGTTAAATCATCTTCTGAAATATTCTTGATTCAAGAAATAATAGATGAAAAATATGAACTTCTTTTTGGTGATGGTATAATCGGAAAAAAACTTGAGAATGATGCGATTATAACAGTAACTTATATTGTTACTGACGGAAAAGAAGGTAATGGGGCAAGTGTATTTACATATGCTGGAAGTTTAAAAGATGCATCAGATCTTATAACAATTCCAACGAATACTATTACAGTCACCACAATACAAAGTTCCCAAAATGGTTCTGATATTGAATCTATTGATTCAATTAAAAATTTTGCTCCAAGATTATATTCATCACAATATCGAGCTGTTACTGCATCGGACTATGAATCGATAATAAAATCAAAAATTTATGCAGAGACAGAATCAGTATCTGTAATTGGTGGTGAAGAATTAGACCCACCAGCTTTTGGAAAAGTTTTTATTAGTATAAAACCAAAAAATGGGACATATGTTTCAGATTTTGATAAGCAGCAAATAAAAAATAAACTTAAATTATATACAGTCACTGGAATTAGTCCAGAAATTATTGACCTAAAAATTCTATATGTGGAGATAGACTCTTCAATTTATTACAATTCATCATTAGTTGATAGTGTTAATGGATTGCAAACACGGATTATAAATTCATTGAATTTATATTCACAATCTACAGAACTTAATGCCTTTGGATCTAGGTTTAAGTATAGTAAAATTTTACAAACAATTGATAAAACAGATTCTGCAATAACTTCGAATATTACCAAGGTTATTATTAGGAGAGATTTAAAAGCACAAATCAATTCCTTAACACAATATGAAATTTGTTATGGAAATAGATTTCATGTAAATTCTGAAGGTAAAAATATTAAATCAACTGGATTTAATATTTTAAATGAACCAGATACTGTCTATTTGACAGATACACCTAATGCAGATTTGAAAACCGGAACTATATCAATTGTTAAAATTGATACAAGTTCAAATTCTACATCAAGTGAAGTAAAAATAATTGTTCAGTCGGCAGGAACGGTAGATTATGAAAAGGGAGAAATTGCTTTAGGTGCAGTAATTATTACATCTACCGCCCTACCTCAAGATATAATTGAAATTCAAGCATTTCCAGAATCTAATGATATTATTGGGTTGAAGGATCTTTATCTATCTTTTAGTGTTTCTAAAAGTAAAATAAATATGATTAAAGATGTGATTGCATCTGGAGATGATGTATCTGGAGTTGTCTTTTCAAAAGATGATTATTATAGATCTAGCTATTCAAACGGAGAATTAACGAGGTCGTAAATATGATAGAAACTGGTTTTGATCATAGGGTTAAAATTCAACAAGTTGTTGAAAGTCATCTTCCAGAATTTATTTTAGATGAAAATCCAATAGCGGTCGATTTCTTTAAACAATATTATATTTCTCAAGAATATCAAGGTGGAACGGTTGATATTGCAGAAAATTTAGACCAATATTTAAAATTAGATAATTTAACTCCGGAGGTAGTGGTTGGATTTACTACTCTTTCGAATAGTATAACTTCAAGTCAAAATACAATTCAAGTATCCACTACAAAAGGATTTCCTAATAGCTATGGATTATTGAAAATTGATGATGAAATTATTACATATACTGGATTAACTACAAATACTTTTACTGGTTGTGTACGTGGATTTTGTGGAATAACATCTTATCATGATAGTTTAAAGTTTGAAGAATTGATTTTTTCTGAAAGTTCTGCATCTTCACATGTTGGATTATCAACTGTCCAGAATTTAAGTTCTTTATTTCTGAAAGAATTTTATAAAAAAATAAAAAATACATTAACGCCAGGATTAGAAAATAAGGATTTTACTGCAGATTTAAATGTTGGAAATTTTATAAAAGACTCCAAAACACTTTATCAAACAAAAGGAACTCCAGAGTCTTTTAGGATTTTATTTAATGTTTTATTTAATGAAAGTGCAAGAATAGTTGATCTAGAAAGATTTTTAGTTAAACCCTCATATGCAACTTTTATTAGGAGAGATGTAGTTGTAGCAGAGGTGATATCTGGAGATCCAATTAATCTTCAAGGGCAAACTATAGTAAAAAGCACGGATGAAAAAACAACGGCTTCAGTATCAGAAGTAGAGTTAATTAGAAGAAAAGGAAAATCGTATTATAAATTTTTACTTTTTGTTGGTTATGATGACTCTGCACCGACTGTCACTGGATCTTTTACTATCACTGGATCTACTAAAAATATAGATTACGTTTCTGCAGGTAGTTCTACTATTATTGTAGATTCTACGATAGGGTTTTCAGATAGTGGTACTATATACACCAATAGTAACACAATCACATATACTGACAAAAGTATTAATCAATTTTTTGGATGTAATGGTATAGTTTCTGGTATTTCGACAGCAGAAACAATTTATTCAAATGAAACATATTATGGATATGAAAATGGAGATTTATCTAAAAAGGTTTTAATTAGAATTTCTGGTGTTTTATCCGAATATCAATCCTCTACAAAAAATTCTAATTTAAGTATTGGTGAACAAATATATGTAAAAAATGTAGGAGAAAAAATTAAAAATCCAGCATCTAATAAATCTTATAAAGAAATTTTTGCTAATAGTTGGATTTATAATACCAGTTCAAGATATCAGATAGATAGTTTTGCACCAGCATCTACTCCAAACGGAACTGTTGTTACAACTAACCAATGTTCATTAAAGAGTACGATAGATAAATCAAGTTTAAAAGTAGGAGATTTTATTGATGTTCTTAATAAAGGATCTCAGACAAAAGTTGCATCTAATTTGAGAATTAATGCAATTGTTGGAAATCAAATTACTACTAATTCATCATTTACCTTAACACAAGGATCTAGTTACGATATTAGAAGAAAAATAAAAACAGCAGTTAGTAATAATGTTCCACTAGAATTTAATAAAATAACAACAGATATTCAAAATCTTTATAATGGTGATGATGAATATGCATATGTTGCTTCAAATTCTTTTCCATCATATGCAATATCTAAAAAAATCTTTTCATATAACATATCCAATCTTGCAGATTTTGACTCGGAATTAGGAACATATGCGACAATTACTTTTTCTGAGCAAATTTCTTTCTTAACAGGAAGTGAAGTTTACTACACATATTCTGGATCTCCTATTCCAGGATTATCTGAAGGTGTTTATTACGTCCAAGTTTTATCGGGAAATAATAAGATTAGACTTTATGCATCTCGTTCCGTTATAGGTTCTTCAAATTATTTAACATTTGAAAATTTGCCATCGGGCACTCACACAATTACTCTTAGTTCTCAAAGAGAAAGAATACTATCTCCACAAAAGATAATAAGAAAATTTCCTCTGACAATAAATTATGATACAGGAGATCAAGAAATTGATTTCACTGAACCAGGTCCAGTTGGAATGTTAATCAACGGTGTTGAAATATATGGATATAAATCTGCAAATAAAATTTATTATGGTCCATTAGAATCTGTAAAAATTTTAAATGCAGGATCTGGATATGATGTAATTAATCCACCATCTGTTAGAATTTCTTCTGGAATAGCATCTATTTCTCCTGTTGTAAGTGGATCAGTGGAAAGAGTTTTTGTTGATCCACAAGAATTTGACGTAGATGTTATTGTTTCTGTGGCAATTACTGGTGGAAATGGTAGAGGAGCATCTTTTGATCCAATTTTAGAAAAAAGAAGAAGAGAAATTTCATTTGATGCCAGAGTTACAACTGATGAGGGTGGAGTTGATGTTGTAAATGATACAATTACATTTCTCACTCCACATGGGTTGATTAATGGTCAACCAATAACATATAGACCTGGATCCAATCAACCATTGGGATTAGCACCCTTTTTGGGATCTAATTTAATTGTTCCAAATAGTAGTTTAAAAGAAGAAACCGTTTATTATACAAATTTTATTAGTGACACAACAATCCAACTTTATCCATCTTTAAACGACTATAAATTAGGAATTAACACAATTGGATTTTCAACTGCTGGAACATCTGGAATACACAAGTTTGCAACTGAATCTAGAAAAACATTAACAGAAATTAAAGTAGTTGATCCAGGATTTAACTATACAAATAGAAAATTAAGTGTTCTCAGATCTGGAATATCAACTGTAGAAAATATTGTATTGTTCAATAATCATGGATTTTTGGATGGCGATATAGTTGTTTATTCTAATACATCCATAGGGTCTTCTGTTGCTAGCCCACTTTCCGGATTATCTACACAAAAACAGTATTATGTTCTAAAATTAGATGACAATAGATTTCAATTGTCTGATGCTGGAATAGGAGCAACTACTACCGTAAATTATCTCAGAAGAAAACCTGTAAGTTTTGGTTCGACCGGAAATGGATATCATAATTTTTCATATCCAGATATTTCATTAAAAGTAAATTATACTGCAGTGGGTCTTGGCAGCACTCAATTCAGGAGTCAAATAACAGCAACTCCAGTTATTAAAGGCAGTATTATTGATGCATACGTTTACGTTTCTGGTTCTGGTTATGGATCTACAATTACAAATTATCAATTAAAACCATCAATTACTTTAGTAAGCGGTAAAAATGCAGAAATAAGACCAATTATAACAAATGGATCAATAACGGATGTTTCAATATCATATGGTGGACTTGAATACTTTTCAACTCCTACGATTAAAATATCTGGGACAGGAAATGGTGCGATTTTAAAGCCAGTAATAACAAATTATCGATTAACAAATGTAATCGTCATTAATGGTGGTAGTGGATATGATTCAAATACTAAATTAACAGTAGAATCATCTGGAAAAAATGCCTTACTTGACCCACAAATAAGATCCCTTACAATTAATAATAATATTATAAATGATGATGTAAATGATAATTTAACATCGGCAAATGAACTAATTGTTTCTTCCTACAATAATTTACAATATGGAATATGTGGTTATTCTGATATAGTACAAACAGAGTTTAATGATAGTGGATCCTCACATTCTCCCATTATTGGATGGGCATATGATGGAAATCCAATATATGGTGCATATGGATATTCGAATCCAGAAGACAAAAACTCAAGCGTAAAAAAATTAGTTTCTGGATACACCGCAAGTTTATCTAATATAATAAACAGACCGCCAGGACTTAATCTTGGATTTTTTGTAGAGGATTATACTTTTACTGGAGGTGGAGATTTAGATCCCTCTAACGGAAGATATTGCGTTACTCCAGAATTTCCAAATGGAGTTTATGCATATTTTGCAACATCTGTTATTGATGCAAATAATAATAAAGTAGGAAGTTTTCCATATTTTATTGGAGACAGATACAAATCAAAATTTATATCCGAAAATAAAACATTAGACCAAACAATAGATTTTAATAACTCTAGTTTAGTTAGAAATACATTTCCATATAAAGTTGGAGATCAATATGCGGACAATGATTTTTTGATAGAATCTAATGAAATTGTAAATCAAACAGTTGTAGTAGAATCAGTAACTTCGTCTTCGGTTGAAGAAATTGAAATTATCAATTCTGGCGATAATTATAATGTTGGTGATAATATAGTTTTTAATAACGATGGCACAGAAGGTGGTGGACTAAAGGCAGAGGTTTCTCAAGTTAAGGGAGAAGAAGTAACAAATATAACAACAAATACATTAACATACAATAATGCATGTTTTACTTGGAACAATAATGGCACAGTAAGTATAAAGATTTTACCTAAACATGATTTAAGTAATTTAGACTATGTAAATATTTCTGGATTTTCTACAAGTCTCAGCACTTTAAATGGTTTTTATCAAATTGGAGTAACTTCATATACATCAACTTTACTTCAAGCAATACCAGAATATCAGTTCACTGGATTTATTACTGATATTTCAGTATCAACTATTCCACCAAATCTTTCTATAGGCAGCAGCATAGGTATTGGAACAGAAACATTATCAGTTTTAAATATTTTTGATAATCAAAAGATTCTGAGAGTTCGAAGAGGAACGACGGGCACATCTCATACAATTGGAAAGGTATTGTACTACAATCCAGATACATTAACAATTAATAAAAAAGTAGATTATTTCAAATCCGATAATAATAAAATTGTTTATTTTAATCCATTTTCTGCTCTAGGAATTGGCAGCACTCCAGGAATATCCAATACTGTTGTCTACAATATTGGAGTATCAACTGATAATACAGTATCAATACCAACACAATCAATTTATTTACCAAATCATCCATTTAAAACAAATGAAAGAGTTATTTTAGGTAGAGTATCTACAGCTGCATCCATTTCGGTAACTAGTTCGGTTGGCATAGCAACGACTACATTTTCTTTATTGGCAGGAATATCAAGTCAAACAGTATATGTAATTAAAAAATCTGTAGATTTTATTGGATTAGTTACTAATGTAGGATTAACTACAAATACAAATGGATTATTTTTTAATACCAAAGGTTCAGATACTAATGAATATTATATTCAATCAACATATAATCAAATATTAGGAACTGCAGAAAAAATTACTGCTACGGTATCTGTATCTACATCACATAATTTATCCTCAGGAGATAGGATACATTTATCCGTTAATCCAAGTCTTAATATTGGTATTGGAACATCAGTTTCAATCAGAATTCAAAGAGACTCTCTATCTGGATTTATCTTAGTAAATCCTATAAGATTTGGATCATCATCAATTAATACTACTAATAACACTTTTACGTTAGCAAATCATAATTTAATAACGGGAGATAAGGTTAGGTATTCTGCAACAACAGCAGCTGGTGGGTTAACAAATAATAATTTTTACTATGTCTATAAGATAGATAATAATGGAATTCAACTATCAGAAACCTCTGAAGATGTATCTTCAAATCCACCAGTTACGATAGATTTAACCAGTGGTGGAAGTGCTGGGGCAACAACTCAAAATATTTCTTTAGTTAATCCGCCACTATCAATTATAAAAAATAATAATGTAAATTTTGATTTAAGAGATTCTTCTTTAAATGGATATCAATTCCAAATATTCTATGACAATGGATTTAAAAACAGATTTGTATCTGCTGGATCCACTAACATATTCTCAGTGGTCAGTATTGGCACTGCTGGGGTATCCACCAACGCAGCTTTAACAATTAATTATAACAGTAATACTCCCATTAAATTGTTTTATGCTTTAAGTAGATCGGGATTTATTAGTACTGCGGATAAAGTTGTTAAAAATTATTCTCAAATTAATTATATTGATAGTTATTATAATGGTGATTATAATATTATTTCTATCGGCAATACAATCTCTACTTCTATAGGTAGTACACAATTTACTATTTCATTACAAAAAAATCCAGAAAGACCATCATATAATAAGTCAGATTGCCAAATTTTAGAATATAAAACTAATTCACCAACAGCTACTGGTGGTGTTTCTAAAATTAGAATATTATCATCTGGATTTAATTATAAAAAACTTCCATTATTCTCCACAATTCAATCTAATCAAGGATCGGGAGCTTATTTAGTTGCTAAATCAACTAAAATTGGCAATATTAATCAGAGTAGAATTTTAAATGAAGGTTTCGGATATGCTTCAGATAAAACCCTAAGACCAGAAGCAGATGTTTCTAAATTGTTAAATTTGGATGATCTTTTTACTATCGAAAAGGTGGATGTTCTTGATGGTGGAAAAAATTATACATCTTCACCTAATCTAATAATAATAGATACAGATACTAGGCAAAAAATAAATTCTGGATTTTTATCTGCAGATTTTTTTGCAAATTCAATTAGATCGGTTTCTATACCCATTAAACCAAAAGGATTACCAGCCACTTTAGTTACAATAAAGGCAATTAATAATTCTAATGGAGTTGGAATAAATTCAATATCTTCATCTTTTTCTGGAATAATTACCTGCACATTAGTTACTCCTCTAAATGGATTTAGTGAAGAACCATTTAGTGTTGGTGATAGGATTTTTGTCGAAGGAATTGAAAAATATGGAAATGAAGGAAATGGATTTAATTCTGAAGATTATGGATATGAGTTTTTTACAGTTACTTCTTATAATAATGCGGGAACAACATCACCAAGAACTCTTGAATTCAGTATAGTTGGATTAGGAACAACATCTAATCCGGGGATAGCGAGAACATCTCAAGATATATATGGATTTATTATTAATTATGATAACTATCCTAAATTTGAAGTTACACAAAATTATTCTCAATTTATTGTGGGAGAATATTTAGAAGTTAAAAATAATAGTGGAATCTATGAATTACAAGATTTAAAAATTACTGAAGATTCTAATAGTACAGTTAAAGTAATAGGAACATATGATATTTTTGCAAATGATTTGATAAGAGGATCTCAATCTGGAACTATCGCTAAAATTAATAACGTTAATTCATCTTTTGGTAAGTTTAAAATTGATTATGCATCCAGGCAGAAATTAGGTTGGTCTGATAATATTGGTAAACTTAGTGAAGATACTCAAGTAATATCGGATAATAATTATTACCAAAATCTTTCATATAGCATAAAGAGTAAAAAAACTTGGTTAGATATTGTAAGTCCTGTAAATAAAATTCTTCATTCAGTAGGATTAAAGAATTTTTCCGACACTGAAATTTTTAACAATGTTGGAGTTGGAACAACAACTGTAGAAGAAAATCTCTCAATCATATATGACATTAGTGACTTTAAAAATGTAACGACTATTGCAAATTTTGATGCTGTTAAAGATATTGATACTAATACCCAAGAGAGTAGTTCTAGATTTATAAATTTCAACACTAAAAAATTATCGAATTATATAGCTGCAGAAAGTAATAGAGTTCTTGCCATAGATGATATTAGTGATTTATTTTCAAGCACCAATCAATTAGTTGCAACATCCTGCAACGTTGCCACAATAAATCCATCAGATAAATTTAACACATACTTAGTTCAAATTAGAAAAAAAGATGACTCAACCAGTCAGATTACGGAAGTTATTATTTTAACCGATAATGGTAGTCAAACTGGAGAACCAAATTTATATTCTTTTGAAAGAGGATCTTTATCTACTGGAATCACTACAGAAGTTGGATATACATCAAATTTACTGGGAGAAATTTATGGTGAAGTAGATGAACTGGATAATCATTATTTAAAATTTACACCAAATGATCCATATAACAGCACATATGATATAAAATTCTTAAATACGAAATTTCCAATAACGGATGTCGGTATTGGATCTACTTCTGTTGGATTTATTAGATTATCTGGAATTACATCTACTGTTGGAGCAGGATCTACATTTACTTTGATCAGTCAGCAGCAATCTACAATAAAATCAGCATTTTCTCAAATTCATATTATTGATAATATTACTAATAAGATGAATTATTATGAATTTTTCTTGGATAACACAAACGGTGTTGACACAAACCTAGGAGAATTTTATTTTGACACTGAAGAAGATTCTAGTTCTAAATTTATTGGAACGTTTACAGCTTCACTTTCAAGTGGAATTGTATCCTTTACATATACGAATACTTCACCAAATTCAGTAACAGTTAGATCAAAAATTGTTGGATTTGGATCAACTGCACTTGGAATAGGAACATATAGATTTAAATCGGATGGTCAACCAGATGGTGATGAAAGAACCGTCACTTTGGGATCAAGTTTTAGTAGAGTTTCAACGGCATCAACCGTATTTTCTTATAATACTGATATATATTCGTCATCAAAATCAATCATTAAAGTAAGTATAGGGTCAACAAGTGCTTTACATCAAGTTTTGACAACTATTGATTTAAATGATATGTACACATATCAATATCCATTTATATCAGCAGGCAGTACAAATGGAATAGGAACGTTTGGTGGGACAAGAAATGGCAATATAGCTTCTTTGATTTTTTATCCAGATACTAATGTTTCTGGAGTTAGTACGACAACCACTTATGAGATATTAAGTTATAACCAAGTGTTTTATGACGAAAATGATTATATTAATCTATCCCAAAATTTAACATATACAAATGTTTCAGAATCTGTAGGTATTACTAAATTTTTTGGAATTAATGATACTGATGTCAATAGATTAAATTTTGATTTATATTATCAAAATACTCCCATATTCATGAAAACCTTTAATCCAGAAAATACTACAGTTCTGGATAAAGCAACTGGAACTTTTAATATTCCTAATCATTTTTTCCAAACAGCAGAAAAATTATATTATCGTCCAAATACAACTTTTGTTTCTGTTGCAGCATCATCGGTAAGTATTGGGGCGACAACAGATTATTTGGGATTCACTACAACAGTAATGCCACCTGTTATTTGGGCAATTAGACTTGACAACGATAGATTTAAATTGGCAGCAACACTAGATAATGCATATGCTGGAATTGCCATAACATTTACTTCATCCGGATCTGGAAATGCTCATGAACTTGAAATGGTCAAAAAGAATGAAAAATCCATTATTTCTATTAATAATATAATTCAGTCTCCGATAGCTTATACAAATTTAAATTATACTCTTGATAATTACGGGTCAATTGGAACAGCTTCTACGATCTTCAAATTAAGTGGAATTGGATCAATCCGAATTAATGATATTCTTAAAATAGATGATGAATATATGCAGGTTATAAACCTGGGTCTTTCAACAATATCAACTGGACCAATTTCTTTTGCTGGAACATTTCCACTAGTAAATGTAAAAAGAGCATATGTTGGTAGTTCATCCAGCTCTCATGTAGATTTAAGTAGTGTAAGTCTTTATAGAGGGTCATATAATATTGTTAAAAACACAATTTGGTTTACGGAACAACCAGAAGGTAATCTCGAAGATCAATTATTCTCCGACTTCGATAATCTTCCAGAAGCTAGATCATATTTTAATGGAAGAGTTTTCTTAAGAAAAAATTATAGTACTAATATCATATATGATGATCTTTCAGAAAATTTCAATGGAATAGGAAGAACATACACTTTAACAATCAGTGGTGTCAATACATCTGGATTAGGAACGGATGGATCTAATGGAATTGTTTTACTTAATGGAATATTCCAAACACCAACAACACAAAATAATCCAGGTAATAATTATGAAATTGTAGATAATACCACTTCTACACAAGATCCATTTGCACCTTATTATTTAAGACCAGATGAATATACTGGTTTTGCTGCTGGTATTACTACAAATCCAGAATTTACAACAGAAGTTGGAATTAGTAGCATTGTATTTTCTGGAATTACTTCATCTTCAACTGGAGAATATATAACTTCTCCATCTGATGTAAACTTAAATCAAGTGCCTAGAGGTGGCATTATTGTATCATTAGGTTCAACTCCAGGTCTTGGGTATGCACCACTTGTTGGAGCAAGAGTTAAAGCAATAGTTGGTTCTGGTGGGACGATTACAAGTATTGTTGGCATTTCTTACACTGGATCAAGTATAGGTGTAAGAACAGCTTCTTACAACAATATTACAGGAATAGTTAATATAAAAACAACAACAGATCATGGTTTATTTGCCGATGATCGTGTAAGACTCGTTGGATTGGCATTTACTTGCCCATCCGGAGGAGGCATATTTTCTTATTTCCCCTCACCAAATTTCCAGGGATATTTATTTGAAGTTACAGGGATTGTTTCTGCAAGAGAATTTACTGCAAATGTTGGACCAAGCACTTTACCACATACTTATGTCGGTGTTTCTACCATTGGATTTGGTACTATTTTTCCATGGTACAATCTTAATATTGGATCCGGTTATAGAAATCCAGTTTCAGTAGCAGTTTCTGCCTCGGTTGGTTCTGGTGCTACCATAACAGCTACTGTTGGTGCTGGCGGCACATTAGCATTTACAATTGTTAACCCAGGAACAGGATATACTGGAATTGGTACAAGTTCTCCTAGAGTTTATATATCTCCACCAAATTATGAAAATCTTGGAGTAATTGGTGTATCTAGATTAAGTGTAGGATCAACAACAGATTGTGGTGTTGGGTTGTTATTAAATCTAGAAGTTGGATCTGCTTCAACAACTGGAGTTGGAGTTTCTGATCTATTTGAAGTAACTAACTTTAAAGTTGCAAGAAATGGATATGGATTCCAACGTGGGGATATTGTGAAAGCAGTTGGACTCGTAACTGCTAAAGGACTTGCTTCACCAATAAAAGAATTCCAATTAACGATCTTAAAAACTTTTTATGATTCTTTTTCTTGTTGGCAATTTGGACAAATGGATTATATTGATTCGGTTAAAAATTTACAAGATGGAATTAGAACAAGATTCCCATTATATTATAATGGAGAACTTGTTAGCTTTGAGAAAGGAACTTCTCCAGAGTCAACTCTAATTGATTTCGATTCATTATTATTAATTTTTATTAATGGCGTATTACAAGAGCCAAAAGTTGCCTATCAATTTATTGGCGGTAGTAGTTTTACATTTACTGAAGCACCAAAACCAGAAGATAAAATTTCTATTTTCTTTTATAGGGGAAGTGCAGAAGATAGTGAAATATTTAATGTAAGAGAAAGTATTAAAGAAGGTGACGTTGTTCAAATATACTCAAATAACTCCTTACCTGGAATAACTACTACTCAAAATTCAAGAACTGTTACTGCTATTTCATTCTCCAATAAAACTCAAACCGATCTTTATGTTGATCAAGGAGTTGATATTGTTAATGATAAAACATTGTATTGGACTAAACAAAATACTGATAAAATAATTGATGGTAACGTTATTTCAAAATCTAGAGATTCTCTTGAGCCGCAAATTTATCCAACCGCAAGAATTATTAAAGATTTTACTGCAGAATCAACAGAATTGTGGGTAGACAATGCAGAATTCTTTAATTATGAAAATGTAGATGTTAATCAATTTGAATGTTCTGGATTAGTAGTTTCTGGTGAAGCAGATCCAGTCGGAGCAGCAGCTAGTGCCACAGTTAGTGCTACAGGAAGAATAACAGGCATTACTATAACAAATGCTGGTAGTGGATATTTTGCTCTTGGACCAGCTGGGACAACAGTTCAAATTGAAATAGCAGCACCTAAAAAAATTGGAGTGGGAATTGGATCAACAGCTATTGCATCGGCAGTAGTTAGTTCTACGGGGACAGTCACAACACCAACAGTTTCATTTTCTGGATTAGGATATACTTCTTCAAATCCACCAAGAGTTATTGTAGAAATACCAAAACCAAAAGTTGAATTTATTACAAATATAACAAATGCTCAAGGATTTTCTGGAAATATTACTAATATATCAACTTGTCCAGGTATAGGAACAGATTTAGCAATCCAATTTATATTGGATCCAGCTTTGGCTCCATTTCCAAACTTAAGTCCAGGAAATCCAGTATATATTTTTGATACTTATGTTGGAAGAGGTGTAACTTCGATTTATACTAATAATACTGAACAGATAGGTATTGGAACAACTTTTTCGGATTGTATTTACAATGTAAGCGCATTTGATGCTAGCAGTGGAATACTTACCTGTAATGTTTTATCAACTACAAATACATCTGGATTAAATACTACAGGTCCAATAGCAGGTAAAATTTCTTGGGGAAGATTATCAGGATTTAGTCGTGGATCTTCTCCAATTGCAATAGGTCTTACTGGATTTAGAATTTCTGGTCTTTCAACATATCCAACAGTACAGAGAAGAGGAACTGGTTTAAGAGATATTGGAGCCTTAAAAAAGATTTTATAACCTAGTATAAATATAGAAAAAACTATATCCAAATGTCTGCACTTGTAACGGATCAACTTAGAATATTAAATGCATCCAATTTTGTAGATTCTGTAGCAAACTCTTCTAATTCATACTATGTTTTTGTTGGATTATCAAATCCAACAAGTCCATCTTCAGGATTTGGAAGATCTAGTTCTTGGGATACTACTCCACCAAATCCAACAGATAATGGTGATTATACAAATCATTATAAATCTACAATTTTGTATGGTAAAAAGGTAACTAGTGCTAATTTAAGAAGAGTGATAAGAAGAATTGACTGGACTTCTGGACAACAATATGACATGTATAGACCAGATTATAGTTTAAATAATAGATCTTCTTCTGGAGCTTTACGTTTATATGATTCAAATTTTTATGTTTTAAATTCAGATTATAGAGTATACATTTGCTTAAATAATGGATCTTCGGGAATTAAAACATCTGGAAACTCTTCCCAAATTGAACCAACTTTTACTGATTTAGAGCCAACAGAATTAAGTGATGGATATACGTGGAAATTTTTATATACAATATCTCCCAGTGATATTATAAAGTTTGATTCGACTGAATATATAACAGTTCCCAATGACTGGTCAACAACAACTGATTCTCAAATTACGGCGGTCAGAGAAAATGGAGATTCAACAGTTAATGAAAATCAAATTAAACAAATTTTTATAAAAAGTACCGGAAATGGATATCCAACACAATCTGGTAAGATATGCAATATAGTTGGTGATGGTAGTGGTGGACAAGTTTCTGTTGATATTGATGTTGAAGGTAAAATTTCAGATGTAGTTGTTACTGCAGGTGGAAAAAGTTATACTTATGCGTTAATTGATTTAGGTACAACATCTACAAATATTCCAGCATCTTATGCAAATTTAATACCAATTATACCACCATCAAAAGGTCATGGTTATGATATCTATCAAGAATTGGGAGCAGATAAAGTTTTAGTTTATGTTAGATTTGATGATTCCACAAAAGATTTTCCAATAGATACAAAATTTGCTCAAGTTGGAATTGTAAAAAATCCCTTTGTCTTCAGCACCACTGGAACTGGAACAACAGTTTTTACCAGTAATGAATTTTCTGCAGTTTATGCTGTTAAATTTAGTGGAACACCAACGGGTTCAATTTCAATAGGCGATAAAATTGAACAAACAGTAAGTGGAGGAAAAGCGTATGGATATGTAGTTTCATATGATTCCGAAACTAAAGTTTTAAAGTATTATAGAGATCGCTCATTATACTATAATGGAGGATCTGGATCAACCAATGCAGACTTTGTTGGCATGTCTTCATTTTTTGATTCAACCGGAACTCAACTCAGTTTTAACTCCACTTCTCAAATTATTAAATCTGGTGGTGGATTTAATGCTACAATCGACAGTGGATTTAGTGGAATTACAACTACAATTGGATCTAAAATTATTAATCTTGGAGTTAATTTTACCAATGGACTTGCCAATCCCGAGATAAATACTAAGTCAGGAGATGTACTTTACATCGATAATAGACCAACAGTAACGAGAAATTCTAGACAAAAAGAAGACGTTAAAATTATCCTGGAATTTTAAAAAATGGCTCAAAAAATTAATTTAAATGTAAATCCATATTTTGATGACTTTAATGAACCTGTAACAGGTGCTAGAGATAAAAACTACTATAAAGTTTTATTTAATCCAGGAAAGCCAATACAGGCAAGAGAATTAAATACTTTACAATCAATATTACAAGATCAAATAGAATCATTTGGTAGTCATATTTTCAAAGAAGGATCATTAGTTATTCCAGGTAATATTGCATATGATAATCAATTTTATTCTGTAAAATTAAATCCTAGTCAATATGGAATTGATGTAAATACATATATTTCAAATTTTGTTGGAAAAATAGTTGTTGGACAAGTCTCTGGAATTACAGCTAGGGTTGTATATGCACAATCTTCAAATGCTGAAGTAGAATATCCAACAATTTATGTAAAATATTTGGATTCTGACGCCAATAATTTAATTTCTCCTTTTGAAGATGGTGAAGAATTATATTGTAACGAATCTGTTGGAACCATAAATGCAGGGGTTCCATTCGCAACAACTATTATTTCAAATTCAACAGCAACAGGATCTGCAGCATCTATTGGAGATGGGGTATATTTTATTAGAGGAACTTTTGTAAGGGTTGCCAAACAAACAATAATATTAGATTATTATGCAAATATGCCCACATACAGAGTTGGGTTGTCAATTATTGAAGAAATTATCACAGCAAAAGATGATGATAAATTATATGATAATGCAAGTGGATTTACAAATTATGCAGCTCCAGGTGCAGATAGATTAAAAATATCTTTAATACTTACAAAAAAAGAAATTGATGATATTAATGATGTCGATTTTGTTGAATTATTAAGAATTAAAGATGGTTCTATCCAAAAAATGGAAGTTCAATCATCTTACAATTTAATTAGAGATTATTTGGCAAAAAGAACATTTGATGAATCAGGAAATTATGTTGTAAACCAATTTGAATTTTCTTTAAATAATTCTTTAAATGACAGAATTGGAAATGACGGATTATATTTTGATACAGAAAAAACTGATAGTGGAAATACTCCATCTAATGATTTAATGTGCTTAAAACTATCTCCAGGTAAAGCTTATGTGGAAGGATACGATATAGAAAAAACTGGGATTGAAGTAATTGATGCCGAAAAACCGAGAACAACACAAACTATTACTTCTGCAAGTATTCCCTTCCAAATGGGTAATATTTTAAGAGTTAATAATGTTTCTGGATTTCCATTACTTAAAGGAACTATTTTTTTACAAAACAGGAGAAAAAATAGCACAATAGCTGGCGCTGGTACAACTATTGGCGTTGCAAGAGTTTATAATTTTAGTGTTACCGATTCTGCATATAGTGGGGCACCAACTTTATGGGATCTTTATCTGTACGACGTACAAACATATACTGAAATTATATTAAATCAATCAGTTTCTTCAGTAGAACTACCAACAACATCATTCATTAAAGGAAAAAGCAGTGGTGCTAGTGGATATGCAGTTTCTTCTGGAGGTTCTGGTACAGTATCAGTATCTTTACGCCAAACTTCTGGTAGCTTTATAGTTGGAGAACAAATTTTAATTAATGGTTTGGATATATATCCAAGAACCATTTCAGCAATTAAAGTTTATAACGCTAACGATATTAAATCCATATTTCAACCTAGTGGTGTTACAGGATTTTCCACTTCCTTTTTAGCCGATAGTTTCCTTGACAAATCAGCAAGATCTGAAATTATTACAATTACCCCTGGTGGTGGGGGTATTTCAACCGCAACAGTTGCATCTCCAGCAACTTTTACTGGTATTAAAACAGATGATATTATTAGATACCAAAGACCCGGTATAACTTCAGAGGTTTATAATCGTGTTAGTGCTATTTCAACATCTCTTACTAGTTTAACACTAGTTGCCGAAACTAGTGTTTCGGGAATTTGTGATGGAACTTTAGGAATAGCAACGTTGTATAGTGGACCATATTCTGTTGGAATTTCTAAAATTAGAAATGATCAACAAGGATTTTTATATGCAATTTTACCAAATCAAAATATATCATCAGTAAATTTAGATAGTTCAAACGTAATTTTTACAGCACAATCCAATACATCATTTACACCTACAGTATCTGGAAATACTCTAACGGTGGATGTTGGTAATTTTAATATTGGTGTCACATCTTCAGTTATAAATTTTGCAACATTTGATGAAGAAAGATATTCTATTGCATATTCTGATGGTAGTATTGAAAATCTAACATCTGATAAAATCAGTATCACTTCCAATCCAAGTAGAGTTACATTTTCAAATATTTCAAATAAAACAGTTGCAACTATTAATGCAACATTTATTAAAAGTTCTTTACAAAGTAAGATTAAACAGTTTAGTAGAAGTAGGACACTTAATGTATCTTTTTCAAGAAATCCAGAATCTGGAACTGGAATTAATACTACAACAAATGATGGTCTTACCTATAATCAATTTTACGGTTTAAGAGTTCAAGATGAAGAAATTTCTTTAAACTATCCAGATGTATCAACTTTACTTGCAGTATATGAATCATTAGATACCAGCGCACCATCTTTAGATCAACTATCTTTTAGTGCGGTTGTTAACGTTGATGCTAATGCAATTATTGGTGAACAAATAATTGGAAGCACAAGTAAAGCAGTTGCTAGGATTGTGTCTAAACCATCTAGTAATAATCTTGGGATATTATATTTAAATTCTTCTAGATTTGTATCCGGAGAAAATGTAATTTTTAGTGAATCTGATATAAGTACAACTATTGCATCAATAACAGTAGGAAAATATAGTGATATAACTAGCAAATTTACTTTAGATAAAGGGCAAAAAAATCAATACTATGATTATTCAAAAATTGTAAGAAAATCTGGAGAAAATGCACCTTCTAGACCATTGTTAATTATATTTGATCATTATACTGTACCATCTTCGGACACAGGTGACATTTTTACAGTTAATAGTTATTCTCAAGAAAGATTTTCCTCTGATATACCAACATTAGGTAACAATAATATAAGAGCAACTGATACTTTGGATTTTAGACCAGAAGTTGGAATTTTTTCTGGATCATCATCATCTCCTTTTGATTTTTCATCTAGATCTTTTGGAACTGATCCAAAATTAATAGTTTCTCCAGATGAAAGTGCATTAGTTGGATATCAATTCTATCTTGGTAGGATAGATAAACTTTATTTGGATAAACAAGGTAAGTTTACTCTTTTACAAGGAATTCCGGATGTAAGACCAAAAGCACCCAATAATCCAAACAATGTGATGGAAATCGCAACCATTACACTACCACCATATTTGTATAATCCAGCAGATGCTCAAATATCACTAAATGATAATAGAAGATATACAATGCGTGATATTGGCAAATTGGAAGATAGAGTAGAAAATTTGGAAAAAACGACTTCTTTAAGTTTATTAGAACTCAATACATCTACCCTTCAAATTCAAGATGCTAGTGGATTAAGTAGATTTAAAAGTGGATTTTTTGTCGATGATTTTAAAAACTATGATTTAATAGACAATAATTTATCTAAAATAAGAATTGATGATGCTAATGGAGAATTAACACCACAAATTACAAATAATAGTATATCTTTAAGACCAAATCCTGCAACAAATCTTCCAGATAGTTCCATTGATTTAAATTCTAACTATGCACTTGTAGATGATAATGTTAAAAAAGTTGGAAACGCTATAATTTTAAAATATGATTCTGTAGGTTGGTTAAATCAACTTTTTGCAACTAGAGTAGAAAATGTCAATCCATTCCATGTAATCTCATACAGTGGGACCATAAAATTAAATCCATCACAAGATAGTTGGGTAAGAACCATTAGATTGGAAGATCAAACAATAAATCAAACAAATTGGGTTTGGTTATATGCGACAGGCACATATGCAGTTGTCGGAGAAAGCAGTACTTCAACAGTTGAAGATGTTTTAAGAGCAAGTGGTGCAGAAACTTATATGAGGTCTCGTAATACGGGATTTTCTGCAGTAAATATGAAACCATTTACACGTTTATATCAATTTTTAGATGGTTCAAGTGGAGTAGATTTTATTCCTAAATTAATTGAAATTGCTTCAGATACTTCATTACAAAATTATGGAGCATCTGGTGCTTTCACTGTTGGGGAAACAGTAAAAGGTTATTTGGATGGTGTTGTAAAAATTGAATTTAGAGTTGCTCAATCAAATCATAAGGAAGGGACATATAATAGTCCATCAGTAACTTATGCAGCAAATCCATATTCAACAAATGAAAATATACCAGCATCTTACAGCGCATCATCAAAAGTATTAAATGTTGATATTGAGGCTTTATGTACAAGCGCACAAGGATTATATTCTGGATATTTAACATCTGGAATGAAGTTGGTTGGACAATCAAGTGGATCTGTTGCTTATGTTAAAGATCTTAGACTTATTACAGATGCAAATGGATTTATATCTGGATCATTTTTCTTAAGAGATCCTAATACAACTCCCCCTCCTGCGGTAAGAATTGCAGTCGGATCAAAAGTTTATAAATTAACATCAAGTTCGACAAATGAAACTCCATTGCCAGGAAGCACATTAATTTCTTCTGGAGAAACAATTTATAAATCTGAAGGAAGATGGGAAGAAAGACAAAGAGTTACTACCACTGTAACAACAATATATTACGTGGATCCATTAGCACAATCATTCTCGGTTGGTGGTAATCTTGATCCAACAAATGGAAATGTTCCTGGAGAAGATGTAAATGGTGCTTTCCTAACAGCAGTAGATTTATATTTTGCACGTAAAGATACAGGAAATGCCCCATTAACTGTTGAAGTTAGAACTGTTACTCTTGGAACTCCAACTAGTGAAGTTTTAGGATCTAGAACACTATCATCTAACAACATAAACATTTCCAGTGATGCTTCAGCAGTAACACAAGTCACATTTGACACACCAATATATCTGGCACCATTTAATGAATATGCAATTGTATTGCTTGCACCACAATCTGATCAATATGAAGTATGGATTGCAGAAATGGGTGAAAAAACCATTAACACCGCATCATTGCCAGATTCTCAAGCTGTTAGATATACACAACAATTTGCAATTGGTAGTTTATTTAAATCTCAAAATGGAACAATTTGGACAGCAAACCAATATCAAGATTTAAAATTTAAACTTTATAAGGCCAGATTTACATCTCAAACAGGTAGTGCATTATTCTCAAATCCAACTTTACATCAAAGTAATGGATATATACCTAGATTAAAATCCAATCCAATAACTGTTTTACCTAGAAAGGTAAAAATAGGAATAACAACAACAGATAACACTTCAGTAATTGGGATTTTGACAGCAGGAAGAAAAATATCAGTTCAATCTGCAACTTATCTTTCGGGAACTATTACTGGAACAGGATCTTCGGCAGTTAATGTGGCAATTACTACATCTGGCAATAATTATACTACAGGAACTGTTCAGACATTTAACTATACGGGCAATGGAAGTGGTTTAAGACTCAATATTACAGCTACTGGTGGACTTATTACATCTGCAAGTGTTTCAGCATCATTCCCAGGAAATGGATATCAAGTCGGTGACGTAGTTGGTATTGTAACTAGTAGTGTTTCTCCAGCATCAGGATTTGGTGCTCGTATTACTATAACAGGAACTGCAAATAAAATTGATACCTTATATCTTTCCAATGTTCAGGGAGATTCTTTAAATGTAGGAGTAGCAACTTTAGGATATTATAATACTTCGGGCACATTAGTATCACTTGGATCTACTGTAATATTAAGTTCAGCAACATATGGAACTTATAATACTGGAAATTATTTCCAAGTCAATCATTATGATCATAGCATGTATGCAAAAAATAATAAGATAAATCTATATAAGGTTCAATCAGATATTGCACCAACACAATTATCACTTAGATTAATAACATCAGATTCTGCTATAAGTGTTGCTTCTACTGAAAATTTTAATACATTTGAAGGATTATCTGTAAGTAGTGTAAACCCAGGATTTATAATTATCGAAGATGAAATTATCAAATATACTGCAGTTGGTGTTGGACAATTACAAGGAATTACCAGAGGAGTAGATTCTACAGTTGTTGTTGATCACGATAGAAACACATTAGTTTATAAGTATGAATTATCTGGAGTTTCATTGAAACGAATTAATAAAACTCATACAATTAGCGATACTGGTATTGAGATTGATAGTTATTATATTCAATTTGATAGATCATCTTTTGATTCTGATTCAACTAATAGAAATTTAGATCAAGGATCTTCAGGAACACCTGCAAATTCACCACAACTTTCATTTAATCGTGAGCAAATATGTGGAGGTAATTTAGTTGAAGCTAGTGAAAATATTCAATTTGAAAGATTAAATCCACATATAGGTTTAATATCTCCCCAAGCAGCAACATCGGTATCTGCTGAGGTAAGAACAACTAGTGGTACTAGTGCAAATGGAACTGAAACTTCATTTATTGACTTACAATATGAACCAGTTAAATTGGATGTTGATAATACTTTAACTTCAACAAGATTAGTTTGCTCCAGAATTAACGAACAAACTTATCTTTCATCTGAAAAATCTTTTACACTAAAAGTTAATTTGGCAACCACTGATCCAAATGTTTCACCCATGCTTCTTTGGAAAAATGCGGATGTAGAGTTTATTGGAAGCAGATTAAATCAACCTATTAGCGATTATGCTTCAGATAGTAGAGCAAATCAATTTGTAGGAGATCCACATGCCGCTATTTATGTTTCTAATGTTGTAAGACTGGAACAACCAGCAACTTCTTTAAGAGTCATTGTGAGCGCATATAGACATAATACAGCAGACTTCAGAGTTCTTTATAGTTTAATAAGACCAGATTCTAGTGAGGTTCAACAATCTTTTGAATTATTCCCAGGTTATAATAATCTAACTATAGATAGAAGTTCAGATGGATTTTTAGATGTTATTGATCCTGCAAAAAATAATGGTCTGCCAGATGTGTTAGTTGCCCCTAGTTTACAAAATCAGTTTTTAGATTATCAATTTAGTGCATCCAATTTAGGAGTTTTTAGTGGATATCAAATAAAAATTGTATTATCAGGAACTAATTCAGCATATCCACCAAGATTCAAAGATTTTAGGAGCATTGCACTAGCATGATGATACCAGTAGAAGGACATCCAAATTTGTATAGAGATGAAAAAACTGGTGCTATAATAAATTGTGATACAAATGGATATAATCAGTATAAAAATTTAGTAAATAATAAAATAGCACAAAAACAAGAAATTGAAAAAATAAAAAATGATATTGAAGAAATTAAATTACTACTTAAGGAGTTGATCAATGGATCCAGATAAAATTGAATTAGAAAATTTGAGTAAAAGTTTTGAGTATTACAAATATGCTGCCGAAATTGATAACATAAATGATATTAATGATTTAAAAAATATTGCAAAATCTTATTACAAACTATATTTGAAACAGCAAGAAGTTATTGCTTCTTTAGCGAAACTGTAAATATAAATAAGAAGTAGAGCTTAAAGAAATAAATGGCAGCAGTATATGTAAGTAATTTAGTAATTAATGCTGGCACTACATTTACGCAGTCTTTTAATCTGGAAAGTACTGATACAAATGCTCCACTTAATTTAACTGGATATACAATTGCTTCTCAAATAAGAAAATGGGCAGGAAGTTCATCCTATACAAATTTTACTGCAAATATTGAAGCTCCATTTACTGCAGGAAAAGTTACAATTTCCTTAACTGCCAATCAAACAACACAATTAAAACCAGGAAGATATGTTTATGATATTGTAATAACAAATACTACAACTTTATCGAAAAGTAAAGTTATTGAGGGCATGGTTTTAGTAACTGAAGGAGTTACAAAATAATGGCAGGTGTAAATGTTAAAGTTGATCAGCAAAATGGTATTAAAGTTAGAGTTGGTCAGCAAAATGGCATTAAAATTGTTTCAAGTAGTGTAGGATCAGATAATGCCGTAGATTCTATTAATGCTATTAATGTAATAGGTGGAATTGCTTCCGTAACTACTTTAAGTGTAAGTGGATTTTCTACTTTTGTTGGAGTTTCAACTTTTAAAAATAATGTTTTTATCGATGGAAGTCTATCAGTTTCTAATCAAATTAGTTTTGATGAATTAATCGTTACTGGATATACAACTACAACAAATTTACGTGTAGGAGTAGCAACTGTTACTGGATCTCTTTATTATAATCCATCATATACAAGTGGAATTGCATATTTTAGTTCAAATGGATTAATGGTTTCTACAGGAGCAACAAGTTCTGCAATAACTTATACAAACTATATACTAACAACAGATGATAATGGCATTCCAACCTGGACAAGTGTAATAGATGGAGGATCCTATTAATGTCAAAGCCAACAACTAGACAAGAACTTGTCGATTATTGTTTAAGAAGACTAGGAGCTCCTATTCTTGAGATTAACTTGGATGACGACCAAATTGATGATATGGTTGATGATGCTTTACAATATTTTCACGAAAGACACTTTGATGGTGTTGAGAGAATGTATCTTAAATATAAAATTACTGAAGAAGATTTGAATAGGGGAAGTGCTAAAGCACCAAATGGAGCTGGAATTGTCACCACAACAGGATCTGCAAATATCTCTGGCATTGGGACAACTTCTTTTAATTTTTATGAATCATCAAATTTTATTCAGATTCCAGATTCGGTAATTGGTATTGAAAAAGTTTTTAAATTTGATACTAGTTCAATTTCTGCAGGAATGTTTAGTATTAAATATCAATTATTTCTAAATGATTTATATTATTTCAATTCTGTTGAACTTTTACAATACGCGATGGTAAAAACTTATTTGGAAGATATTGACTTTTTATTGACAACCGATAAACAAATAAGATATAACAAGAGGCAGAATAGATTATATCTGGACATTGAGTGGGGTGCAAAATCTAAAGATACATATCTTATAATTGATTGTTATAGGATTCTAGATCCAAATGATTTTACTAAAGTTTATAACGATAGTTTTTTGAAAAAATATTTGACTGCTCTATTAAAGAGACAATGGGGTCAAAATCTAATTAAATTTAGAGGAGTCAAACTCCCTGGTGGAATTGAACTGAATGGTAGAGAATTATATGAAGATGCTGAAAGAGAGATAGAAGATATAAGACAAAGAATGTCTATGGATTACGAATTACCACCTTACGATTTTATAGGATAATGGCACTTAATCCATTTTTTTTACAGGGATCTCCAGGTGAACAGAGACTTGTTCAAAGTTTAATTAATGAACAACTAAAAATTTATGGGGTTGAAGTCGTTTATATTCCCAGAAAATTTGTTCGGAGAGAAACTATAATAAGAGAAGTTACAACTTCTAAATTTGATGATAATTTTGCCATTGAAGCTTATGTAAATAATTATGAAGGATATAGTGGGCAAGGAGATATTCTAACTAAATTCGGAATGAATTTAAAAGATGAATTGAGTTTAGTCATATCAAAAGAAAGATTTGAAGATTTTATAGCACCTTTTATATCTATTGATGAACAAGCATCTTTAGAGGTAAGCACCCGTCCTAGAGAAGGAGATATCATATACTTTCCATTAGGACAAAGAATATTTGAAGTTAAGTTTGTCGAACATGAACAACCTTTTTATCAACTAGGAAAAACATATGTTTATGAATTAAAATGTGAGCTATTTCAATATGAAGATGAAATGGGTGGGTGGAGTAATATCAATACGAGTGAAGAGGAAATTGATAGTCTCCTTGAAAATGTTGGATATATTACTAAGTTGCAACTGATATCTTTTGGATCTCAAGCTCTTGCAACAGCAACTGCAGATTCTGGGTATATTAGAAAAATAGTTTTATTGAATGATGGGTACGATTATACATCAACACCAACGGTTTCAATTTCTACTGCCCCTCCTGGAGGTAAAAATGCCCAAGCCGTTGCAATTACAACCTCAGTTAATGGTGTACATTCTATCAAAGAAATTTTATTGATAAATGCTGGAGCTGGATATACAGTATCACCAGGAATAGCAATTACTGGTGGAGGTGGATCTGGTGCTGCAGTTACTTGTGTACTTGTCACTGGATATTCTGGAATATCCAGCGTAAGCATTGCAACAACAGCATTTGGGTCCGGTTATCCAACATCACCATCTATTACATTTAGTTCTCCTACTGCCGGATTAGCTGTGACCGCAGTTGGTAGGGTTTCAATTGCAGAAACTGGAATCGTCACTGGAGTTTTACTTTTGGATGCTGGTATTGGATATACAACAACTCCTATCGCCACAATATCTCAACCACCTCTAATCACAGGCATTGGAACATTTATATTTAATGAAGTGGTAACAGGTTCAATTTCAAATGCAACTGGAAGAGTAAAAACCTGGAATTCTACTACAAATGTTCTTAAGGTTGGAACCACTAATGGAACTTTTGTAGCAGGAGATATTATAGTTGGATCAACTTCCAATGCAACATATTCATTAGATTATATTGAAGAAGCGAAGTTTAGTGATAAATATGAAGATAACGATCAAATCGAACAAGAGGCAGATCTTATCGTCGATTTTTCAGAATCAAATCCATTCGGTAATTACTAATGTTAGGTACTTATTATTATCATCAGATTATTAGAAAAACCATCATTGCGTTTGGAACTCTTTTTAATCAAATTTATATTAAACATTTAGATGAAAATGGTAGTACATATAATGAAATGCGTGTTCCTTTGGCTTATGGACCAATGCAAAAATTTCTTGCTAGGTTGCAACAACAAGCAGAATTAAATAAACCAGTTGCGATTACCTTACCAAGATTATCATTTGAAATGATTTCAATTCAATATGATCCAACAAGAAAGGCTAATGTAACTCAGACGTTTAAAACATTGGATGGAAATGATCTGAAGAAGGTATATTTACCAGTACCATATAATATTGGATTTCAATTGTCTGTAATGAGCAAGTTGCAGGATGATGCCCTACAAATTGTAGAGCAAATTTTACCATATTTTCAACCATCTTTTAATCTTACCGTTGATTTGGTTGATTCTATCGGAGAAAAAAGAGATATTCCAGTTGTCTTAGATAATGTATCTTTTACAGATGATTATGAGGGAGATTTTTCAACGAGAAGAGTTTTAATCTATACTTTTAATTTTACGGCAAAGACATATCTATTTGGACCTATTGCTGATACCACTGATGGATTAATTCGTAAGGTTCAGGTTGATATGTATAACAGTACAGATACACAAACTGCAAAAAGAGAGATGCGATACACTGTTGAACCAGATCCTATTAATGCCAATCCAGATGATGATTTTGGATTTACTGAGGAATGGTTAAACTTTGATGATTCTAAAACTTATAGTCCCACTCAACAATCAGATATTTAATTTATTATGAAAAATAATTATGATAAGTTAGATTCATCATTGAATATCAACAGTGAAATTGTTGAGATCGATAAAGTTAATGATGAATTGAATATAACTCCTATTAAAGGTGATGATATTCAAAAAGATTACGAATACACTCGTGCAAATTTATATTCTTTAATAGAGAAGGGTCAAGAAGCTATTAATGGAATAATGGAACTTGCTGGAGAAGGTGGAAGTCCCAGAGCATATGAAGTTGCTGGTCAATTGATTAAAAATGTTGCGGATACAACAGACAAATTGATTGATTTGCAAAAAAAACTTAAAGAAGTTGAAGAGGACACTACCAAAACTACAAATAATGTCACTAACAATGCAGTATTTGTTGGTTCAACTTCAGAACTTTCAAAATTACTCAAGCAAGGTTTTCTAAATAATAAAGAATAGAAGTATATTGTCTTGGATAAACTTAAACCCCATAAATCAGTTGAACAGATTGCAAAGAAGCATCGTCTTGATGTTTCTTTTGTGAGAAATCAACTTGAGATGGGAATTCCTATTGAACATGAGCATACAAAAGATAAGGTTTTGGCAACTGATATTGCCCTCCAACATCTTGATGAAATTCCAGATTATTATACTCGCTTGAAAACAATGGAAGCAGATGCTAAAAAGCATCATAAAAAATTCAAAGATGTAAAAGAGGCGACAGACGGTGTTGGAGCAAAATCTAAAAATTACAATTTGAAGAAATGGTTTGATGATGGTGGTTGGGTTCAAGCGGGTGGTAAATATGATGGAAAACCATGCGCTAAACAACCAGGACAAACAACAAAACCATTCTGCCGTGATCCTGATGATCGTTCTGCTATGAGTAAAGAAGAAAGAAATAGAAGAGCTGCTAAAAAACGTAGAGAAGATCCAAATCCAAACAGATCAGGAGCCGCAAAAATCGTGTCAAAGGAAGAATACATTCAAGAAAAAGAAGGTGAAAAGGATGCTTGTTATCATAAAGTAAAAAGTAGATATAAAATTTGGCCAAGTGCTTATGCATCGGGAGCACTTGTTAAATGCCGTAAGGTCGGCGCCGATAATTGGGGAACAAAAAGTGAAGCAGCAAATCTAGCCCAACAAGCAGCGATTGCAATTGATATGAAGAAAAAAGGAATCAAACCAAAATCAGAAATGAAAGAAGATTGTTGGGATGGATATAAGCAAGAGGGGATGAAAAAGAAAGGTAAAAAAATTGTCCCAAATTGTGTGCCAGTAAAAGAGGAGCAAACAATGATTAGATATTGTCCCAAATGTCAAAAAGACGAAACCCGTAGCGAATGCAAATATGGTCCAAAGTATTGGGATATGTTCTCAATTCCATCGGCACTCACAACCAATCAATTAAAATACAATATTGCTACTGTTCATCCTGGAAATTTTCCAGAATCTTATGATCATGAATATTCAATGGCTCGCTCAGAACTTTCAACAATTATTTCTGCAGCAAAGAGACTTCGTAAAAAAATGAAAGGTGAAGGTAATATTGAGGCATGGGTTCAGTCAAAAATTACAAAGGCAGCAGATTATATTGATACTGCAGCAGATTATGTAGATAGTGGTGAAATGAAAAAAGAGCAAGTTAGTTTTGAAATCGGTTCAGGTCATAGACAAGCACAAAAACAAGCAAAAATTAGAAATCTTGCAACTGGAACTACAAATAAAGGAGAAAAGGAAGCAGCACTCAGAAAGCTTTCTGGACCTTCCTTACCTCTTGCAGATTCTTATGAATACTCAAACTGGAGAGCAGATTTTGGATTATCCGAGGATTGGCAAAAAGTAAATCGTCGAGATAAAACTGATGGATTAAGTCCAGCTGCAGTAAAAGCATACCGTCGTGAAAATCCTGGATCAAAACTTCAGACTGCAGTGACAGAAAAAAATCCAAAAGGAAAAAGAGCAGGTCGCCGTAAAAATTTTTGCAGTAGAATGAAAGGCATGAAAGATAAACTTACTTCTGCAGAAACCGCGAGAGATCCAGATTCAAGAATCAACAAAGCATTACGTCGTTGGAACTGTAACTAAAATGAAATCTTTTCAACAGTTTATTTCAGAAAGCGTCAATATTGCTGGAGATTTCAACGGAAATCTCTA